TTAGATCACTCCTTTTTCGGCTAATTGTAATAGTAGTGTTGCATGATCCTGAGTAAGCGCTGCGTTATGAGATTGCAACTTATTTGTAGATTCTATGTGCTTATCACTCTTCGCTTCCAATTCAGCTACATGAAGCAGCAGCTTCGCATTTTCGATGCGCAACTGATCCAACTCTGTTGGCACTGGCTTCGGTTGCAAGGCTTCGATTTCTTCCTCCGTCAGGCCGTTGCTCCAAAAGAAAGATGCGTCTACTGGTCTAGGACGTTTCGGTGCAGGCTTTCCACTCGCCGGATCATGCTTCGCAAGAGCACCGAGATATTCAACGTATGCGAGATCGTAATCGGCTTTTGCTTTGCGATAGCCATGTACGTCAAAGGTCGGTTCGTAAAGTCCGTCAGGCAGCGGAATAGCTACTGTGTATCCGACAAGTTTCGTTTTAGGTTCAGTTGGTAGATTCGTATCGCTCTGCTGCGATACTGTTAACGCTGCATTATTGGCATCCGTTTGAACCGGCTCCATTCTATCAAAAACGCCCGTCACGGAGTCCGCAACGAGCGTTGGTTCAATGTATCGACCGTTAAGATTAGTCACATATGCGTATTTCATGACTTATTCACCACCATACCGTCTATTAACAATTCAAGTCCATCAAAACCTACATATTTTGATGCCGTACCTGCGTTAATGCTTAAAGATCCATCCGTTCGAAAAATACAATTAATCAAACTAGCTGTACCACTCATCCAAGTTCCAGCCTGAAAATAACTGATAAATCCTGTTGGAAGTATTACAGGGAGTTGAAATAACTTTGTATTCTCACTAGTAATACCATCTGCTAAAGTTCCTTTTAAAAAAAGTCGATTGCCTGCAACCCTAAAATATAAAGGATTTGCTGAATAGTGAACCCAATTATTTAGAGTAGTAACTTTAATCCAGCCCGTATCATCGACCATTTGTGCCTTCTTCGCTTCTACTACTGATAATCGTCGCTCTGCATTTTTTACACATTTTTCTAATTCAGTAACAGTTCCTCGAATATTTGTTGCTATTACACCCCTAAGCGGCATCATTAAAGAAGGCTCTAACATGGTATATGTGACATAGTAAACTGCCGATGGATCGAAATCAGTAGCCCGCATTGAAATTCGAAGTTTTCCGTGCGGTTCATAATTACTACGATCCCACTTAAAAGTTGAACTATTACCCAAATACAAACCTAAAAGATCTCGGGACTCATAGTTAAACCATGATTCAGGTTTAATTTTCCAGTTAGCAACTGCCCACTCACCTGAAGTTATAATGTTTGCCTGTTCACGTAATACAATACCCGATCCACTTTCAATGTAATTCCACCCACTCTTGAATGAAATTCCCGTTTCATAATTGTCAATAACTTCTACAGTCTGTTTTGCTTTAAAATATTGAAGGAAATAAGGTTTAAATATACCATACCTTGCATAGGATAATTTTTTTATCGACAGAGTAGGAGTTACTGTTTTGTAATGCGTTGCCGAGGGAATACCACTACTATGAATAAACCTTGCATCTATAGGATGCCACGCTCTTCCCTCGATTTCATTATTATAAGGAATATCGACATTTCCCTGCCCCCCCCTATACATTCTCCATCCTAGGAAAAATGCTTGGATTTCTTCCTGTGATGGATTGTAATCTTGACCCCATCCACTATCAGCGTTTGAAATTGTAACCCACAAGCTAGAGGTACCGTTTGTATCAAATTGATTGGGGGCACTAATTGCTCCTTTAACATAAGAAAGAGGCAAGCTGTCATTCTTAGTCATGTATGCCCATTTTGGTCTATCACCTTTTTCAAATACTTCCGTAAGAATGATCTCTTTGTATCCATCCCTACTGGTAACGATACTGCTAGGCTTGTGAGTTCCATCAAGAATGATTTTTTTCCACTTTTCAATTACATACGGTAATCCATCAGAGCGTACTAACATCTGATCAGGATTTGATCCATCTAGTGGGTGAGCGGCTAATTGACATTCTGCTGCCCACATACTCCGTTTTTGATATGCAAATGGTTGTGTCACTGTAAATGGAAACATAAGGAATTTGGTAAATTTAAAATTCCCCGGTAACGTTGTTGTGCCTTCTTGCTCGTTAGATATATAAACTCTGACACAACCACATTCAGGGGGGGGAATAAAGAAATCATACTCATTTGTTGCATGATAGGTTCGTGGAAATAAAAAATTGTTTTTGTTTCCAGCAGTTGAAAGATCTTTATAATACTCAATACGTATATTACCTTTCGGGTTATTGCATTCTGAGTAAATGCCATACTTTTCGTTAGGCGAAACAGCTAGATCATAATAAATCCCCTTATTCTCATCACCTTCAGCCACGAAGTAGAAGGAATATTCCCCATCAATAAAAATGCCATCAGCGTTAATTTTGAACTCAGACGCGGGAGGAAGCATATTCCCTGATGTACAAGTTATATAAGGATTTACAACATTTGTTATAGAATCAACATATGGATAATAGTTTATAATCTCCCCCAAACTAAGGAGTGGCAGTATATTAGCATCCGAATCAGTTATTGCATAGACCCTTAAATCTTTAAAAAAGGCAAAACTATTTTTAGAACCTTCTATATGAAGATAAACTCCCATTCCTCTACTCGTCTTCGAACCATCAAAAATTGCAAATGCAACTTGATCTTTAGTACCAGTTATAGGATTACTAGAGATGGCATAATTTACTTCATCTGATAATTCGATATGGGCTGATTTAGCAGTACCGGCATTTACCACACCAACTAGCAAATACTTTGGTGCTCCTTCACCCACCCTTGCAGTAGTTGAAGTTCTAAATGTCCCCCTCTCTTTGGAACCATTTAACGTTACTTTTACGTAATCTCCCTCTTTTTCAGCGGTTACTGCGTCAGGGAGATATTTCGTCAAATCTACAAACCTCCCATTTTTCCCAAGCAAATTTACCATTGTTCGCCCTTCAATGCTCCTAAGGTTAAAAGGAGTATCGTTATCAACCTCAATAACTTGAACGCCCGGCTTCAACGTTATATCCTTATACTCCGCCACATGGGCGTCCTTGAGGCCTTGCTCGATGCGGTTTAGATCCTTTTCCGTGACGGTGTCGTCGTACTTCCAGTTTGTCTTCGCCTCGTATGGCATTAGGCCACCTCCTTCACTGTAATCGGCTGCTTGATGATCGTATCGGATGTGAGCGGGATGTAGACGTCATTCGACGTCAGCACCGTGCCGTCAGCAGCCCGAAGCTCGATCAGCGATACGCTGTCCACAGATCCCAGCGGAATCATATATTCCAGATTGACGACGCTCTTTGATACTTGCTTCACCGTAAACTCTGTTATCACATACGTTTTATTCAACACGACCTTGGCAATTCGCGTGTTAACATGGGTCGCCAGTTCTTTCAGCAACGTTGATTCGATCATTTAATCTGCACCTCCAGCCCGCGCTCAGCAAATGGCGAACGCCCCAGCTTCCACGTCGTCGAAAGCCTTGTCGTCCGCTTCAAATCCGAGCGGTATATATTCTCATTCACTCCTACATTGGATAGCAGTGCCGTCTCCTGTTGATAGACCAAGTTGGCAGGCTTCACTGCGTATACTGTGTGCCCGACCTCCTTGAATACGGCGGCATCCGTAATGTTGGCAACGATGCGCAGTAGGAAGGCGTCCGCATCTATAACAGCCCGAGCCTTATCCTTGCCGAGCAAAAAGTCCAGCTTCTCCTGCAAATACCGGATCGTAAACGGCGGCTTCGTCGTGTAGCGGTTGATAATCCGTCTGCGTCGGAAATCGATCGATTCCGCATCGCGATCCGGGAGAATATTTAGCATCCGCTCCCGCCTTGCAATCGCATCCTCGCTTGCTGTCATGACGAACTGATCGTCGAACAGCCTTTGCATGGCGGCCAGCAGCTTCTCCTTTTCCCCATCCTGCGTTTCCATTAGCAGAACCATTTCCTTAACGTCATGGTAAAAGTCAGGCAAACGCTTGAGTAACGGTTCAGCCATTCAAGGTCACCGCCCCCATGACCGGCAGCTCTTCCGTGTCCAGCTCCACATTGGCTCCCTTGCCGTTCAGCTTCGTATCCGCAATATCCGCGATACCCCTTACATTCAGGATACGGGCTTCCAGCTGACTTACACGTACGACGGTTCGGTCTTCCTCTTTCCAGCTCATACGCAGCGTCCGCAGGTAATCGGCGATCACTTTTTCAACATCCGCCTTCACCTGTGACACGGATATTCCCGCTTCAAGTGTAAGCGTCGTCGATACATAAATGCTTACGGACACTGCGCCTTTAATGGTGACGGTATGGCCGATCGGCGCGAAGCCCATCCCCTTTCCTTGATTCACCTCTGGGTCGATGATCGTCTGCACGTCATTCACCAGCTCAGCAGACGGAGATTCGAAGCTGCTCGAAATGATGGTGCACTTTACAGTGCCCCCGCCTTTCCATACCGGGAATATTTTCACACCGCCAACGCCTGAAAGAGAGGTTACCTTCTTCTTGTAGTCGGCTGCATTGCCCCCGAATGGCTGTTCATTCACGGCTTCAAAGAAACGACGGCGCAGCAATTCATCCGATTCCGCATCTGCGCCTGGTGCAATCACCTCCGCTAATTCAGCTCGGGCAAGACCATCCACGTAATCCACAGGCATCAAGGAGCCGTAGAATTCATTTCCCTTAGCTCCCTTGCCTTCACATTCAAGTACGAACACACCTGCCGATAATCGTTCGATGACTACATAATGAAGCTCTATTGTTGAAAAGCGAGACCGCAATGGCACATCGAATGGCTTGCCAGTCGCATCGTAAAACAATCCCTTGCGTTTGGCTGCTGTAGCCGACTTGCGCTTCACGCCATATTCAGCCGTGCGCCGCTCCAAATATTCGCCGCTTGATGTATCCGCATACGACAACTCATTTTGAAAATGCAAGTCCGTATAAGCCTGTACCAATTCCAGAGCAATCGGGGCAAGCGCATCGTAAATGATACTGCCTTCCCGCTTGTCCACGTCATTCGGAACGCGTTCCAACATCCGCTCCATAATGTCCTCCAATCGAGGCACGTTCCAAGCAGCTTGTTCCCATTCAGCCATCCAACTTCACCTCCTTCGTCATTTCTAACTGCCCTAGAACCGTCTCTACCTTAAAATGAACTTGTAAAGCGTCTCCCGTTTGTTCAAAGGCAAACTCGCCTACGCGCAAAATGCGATCATCCTGAAGCAGTGCTTCGGATATAGTGCGCTCCAGCTCCGACTTTACGAAGCCCAAGCTGTAACCAATCTGCGCGCGAAGCTCAGATCCGTAATCTGGGCTATATATCAAATATTCAAATCGTTCGGTCAACAATATCTTAAGCACGGCTTGACGCATCGCTTCCAAGCCATCTGTCATTCCCAAAATGCGCCCTGCCTCCATATCCAGCCGATAGGCGCGCGTAGGCTGTTCCGTATACTTCAGCATTGTGGGTGCATCTTCATTCTCCTGCTCGAACCTCGACTTTGGAATCATGTCCCCACCACCCTATCGAGGGCGACGTAGCTTTGTCCTCCCTGCATACGGACTAACAGCAGCTTGTCTCCTACGTACAATCCCTCACGAATCGTAATCTCTTCCCCACCGACACGCACCTTGTGCTCGGTAAGCTGTTCCGTAATGACGAGAGCGGACTCCGGCAAGGTGAAGCGCTGTTCTACCTGCACCTCCAAGGGTGACACACTGAGCACCACACCATACAACAGTGCAACCGGACTAGATGCCTCTACCGCTCCGACACCCGCTTTTTTAATAATGTCCAGCATCATCCTCATTGCTAAATCTCCTTCAACGTTAATGACATCGTATGCCCTGAACCGCTCCACTCGTGGGAGCACTCCTCAATGAGCTTGTTTCGCAGATTCACATTCTGTTCAGGCGCAAAAATAGGGATGTTCATTCCGGCTCGAATGCGCACATCCCCTACAGCGTTCACTTTTAATGTTTTCTTCTCATGGTTATGGAGCTTCAACAAGTTATCTCCAAGCTGTTGGATTTGAGCCTGATTCATCTTGTCATCTATCTTTTTGTACAGCTGCAGATGTCCCCATTTCGCCATATTGTTACTATCTTTTGATACAAAGGTTTCACGCACACCTTTTTCCGGGTTGTCCCGATACATTTTAATATAGTTATACGTCCCATCATCTATGCTGGCCTTATAGGATATGCTCGTCATCTGACTCTCTTCGCCAATAGCGTAATCCGAAGTCCAGCTTGCCGCTTCCCGCAGCGTAAGTTGGCCGAAGTCGTCATACAGAACATAGATGATTTTGGTAGAGTTTAGGGTGAAATCAAGCGCGCGGAACATCATATCCAAGAGCTTCTTGTTGTCCTCCATAAAAGTTGGGATCTTATACTTCGTATCTACTAACTCTCCAAGCTTGATATCGAATTTTTTGGCAATATATCGAATGATTTCAGTAGCGGTCACATTTTTGAGCATACACCAGTCGTTCACCATCAAATAGCGCATCTGATCATAGGCAGTCAGCTTCACCGTGTCGTTCTCGTCCGTTTCTATGCTGAACACATAGCCGTAAAACACAGGCACCCCATCTTCTTGCACTCGAATAATATCACCATTATTGATGGTAAAGCTGCGATCTTGAAATATGGCTCCCTTACTAAAGGAAACCGATATGCTGGCAGGTTTGCCAACACGGGAGGTCGACCACGTCATGCTCGATATAAGCTGTGACATGTCCCACGCATTGCCATTGCGATTATCGACCAACACTTCCAACCTGTTCATTTCACATATTCACCTCCTACGTCGCTGTGTCTCATTGCTTTCGAGGAAGTCGCAGAATACGATTCGGTTCCAATTCATGCAGAGCTTCATCCGCTGAAATGCCGTTCAGCCTTTGAATGTCGATTGCCTTTCTGGTGTCGTTGAAAAACTTTTGGGCAAGTAAACTCAGCTTATCCCCCGGCTGCGTCATATACTCGCTTGTTCCTCTACGCTCATCCGGACGCGGCTGCGACGTTTTTGGCACATTGGTCGCACTTGTCAGCTTCCCATCCAGCTTCACCTTTTTGGCTGCATAAAATTTATATAGCTTCAAGGAAATGTCGTACTCCAAATCCCCCACACTGCCAGCAACTTCACGCCAAGTGAATTTATCAATTGCCATTGCGAGATTCATATGGAAGGTCGGCGTCGTAAGCACGAAGCGAATCGGACGCTTGGTCTCCATCCATTCACGCAGCTGAATGATATAATCACTAGGCGGCAGAAGCTTCTCAGGCGGAATATGCACATATGGCCCATAATGGAGTGGAAATAGGCTGCTGAATTGAATATCGGCCAGCTTCGGCGTATGGATGCTCACGACTTCTCCGATACCGACAATATCGAAGGACTGCAAGTTCCCCGCTTCGCTAATTTCCAGTTGAGACGGATTTACAGGCAGCTCAATGACCTTCTCTTGATTGTTGAAGCTCAAATAGATATGGTATCCGCTCATCCGTACACCCCTTCCGCCGTTGACACGAATTCTTCCTCCAGCTTCTTCTCGATGCGATTGATTAACGTGTCCATATCGAAGCCTTGATGGATATCACCGGTGTTTACCTGAACAGTCGGCGTCAAGGATACGAAGTTCTGGATGGCGTCCATTTCTGCCAGATCGCGCATCATCTCGATGTTCTCGTCCGTAATTTCAACTTTATTGTCGATGGCTCCAACTTTACCTACCTCGCCTACTTTCGGGATGTTCATCGGAGGCATTGTCCCTGAACCGGTACCGGGCACAGTTCCACCATTTCCATTCCACGGATCCGTTTTACCCCCTGGCATGAATTTGGATGTGTCAGGCATAAAATTCTTCGTAAAGTCTTTATTTTTCTCATACGTTTCTTTTCCCTTGTCAAATGCTTCCGTCATATCCTCTGGCTTGATTCGCAAATGGTCTAAATTCACGACATCCTTATCGCTCTTCGGCTCCCTACCCTCCATGATCTTGTCGTAGCTCCACTTGTTGACCATCTCGAATTTCGAGCCTGTGAGACTATTGACTTTACCAATAAGCCAATTGATTCCATCCACTAATGAGTTGATCGTGCTTCCGACAAAATCGATGACACTCTTTGCAATGTCGTAAATGAGCTTCTCAATGGCATAGAAAGGATCGATAAAGAGATTGACGAAAAATTCGGCAAAAGACACCATCAAATTCCAAATTGTCGCTACTGCGTTGCGAATAAATGTGAATAATGAAGAGAACAGCCCTATAACAGTCCCGACTATCGTTTCCGTCGATACCCCTAATTGATTGAGCGCGGTTAATATAAGGACGATAACGCCAACAATTGCAAATAATGGCCACGCCGCGATAATCCATTGAATAAGCCAAGCTGCCGCTGTGATAGCCGCAATTGCGCCCAGAACAATCAATGCGTTTTGTACGAGATCCCAATTTTCGACGAGAAAATTCGCTACGGCAGACGCTGCTTCAGCCAGCAACATCATCCCTGTTTGGATACTTGCAAAAAACGGATCAAATTTCCCCTCTACAAAAGCTTGATTGAGCAAATCTAGAACCGGAGCAAAAATTTGCAGCGCGGATTCTCCTGCAGCTGCCAGCATGCCATTGAAGCGATTGACAGCCGCTTCCCATTTCTGAATCGGACTGTCCATGAGCATGTCCAATGATGCTTGGCTCATGTTTGCCTTTGCCATTAAGGTATCAAAGGCCTGCATAAACCCACTTAAATCCCCAGTTTTAGAGAACAACTCCAGTTTTTCTTGTTCTGGGGCACTTACTGGCATGTTTAACTGTTTGAGCAAGCCTGCACTATCGCCAAAATAGGCATCCTTCATCAGTCCAGCAGTTTCTGCCGGATTCCCTCCATTTTCTTGAAAGGCGGATAGGCGCTGCACCATTTCATTCATTTTCAGGATATCACCCGTATTTTTAGAAATGGAGGATAGCTCAAGGCCAGACTGCAGTGATTCGGAGACATCCGTTCCATTTCGCAGCGCTTGTCCTCGCAATGCCCCGAACACTTCGGCGCTTTTCTGAGCTCCCCCGTACTTAACGCCATACTTGGCTCGCATGTCTTCCGATTCCGCAGCTCCCTTTATCGCCGTCATTCCAATTGACTTTCCGACTTCGAACAATTTTGAACTGAGAGCGCCATAGCTTGTTTTTATCTTCTCGCCAATTCCTTTAACGGTTTCGACTAATCTGTTCCGTAATGAATCAAATACCTTCGAGAGGAGCGGAATCCCTTTCCAATTAAAATGGAAAGGAAACTTAAGCGTCGAAGCTTCTGCTTTCATGGTGCGCAAATAGATGCCCGTTATGAATCGATTCATAGCATCCGTTGATTTACGCCATGCATTGCTGGCCAGCCCTACCGTCTCAGTCGTCTTCCGCCACATGCTGCCGGCCAAATTCATAGCATCTTCCATGTCTTTCTGAACTTTCCCCTTGACTTGTTCAAATACCCTCACGAGTGGCTCCATCGTTAACTGAGGCATTTGAAACTGTAACTGCCTCTGCAATGCCATCGTAGTCATACTTCTCTTCCCTCCTCCTGTCCGCAAGATGAAGAGAGCGATTCCCCATCTGCACCCAAGCTGCCCCAGCGGAGCTGCCATTGCTATGCCGACTGTGAAATCGCTGCTCTAATGTTCGCGGTTGTTCCAAAGCCTACACTACCGCTTCTTGCGCATACTACGCTGTGCCTTGCGCTCCTCCTCCACACGGATGTCGATCATCGCATAGACGGCGGCGCGTTCGCGAACCGGGAGCGCAAGCAGCTCATGCGGCAGAATGCGAAGCTTATGGAGGGCGTAATAGGCATAGTTCGCTTCGCCATCGCCCTCGCGAAT